AAATATCTCCAACGAAGATCAGGAGACAATCGCAGGTCATTTTATAAACGAATATGGTTATATACCTGAAGAAGTAAAAAGAAAAATATATGGAGACGATATTTATCGTTTGAATAAGTTAATTCAAAATCAAGGTGGTCTTAAGCAAAGTGATCTCGATGGGGTTGATCCATCAATCCATCAAATGTTTAAACATGCAATAAAACCTGATAGAGATTTTGATATCACTACACCCTCTTCTGACCAAGTAAAGGATGCTAATCAACAGATAAAGTTAAGATTACAGACAAAATTAGAAGAAACAATAGGTGTAAGTAACACAGGCTCAGAACACTTCAATAATGCATATAATAACTTAAACCAAAAGTATGAAGAGATATTCCAAGATTTCATTGAAGACAAAGGTTATTCACCAGCAGCTGCTCATAGTGAGGCTATAAAGAAAATACAAGAAATAATTGATGCCTCAGATAAACCTACAACTGGTAGCCCAGCTAAAGCTAATAGTATTTATGCATACAATTATGTTGATTATGATGATGAAAGACGAAGGAAACTTGCTAGTGCTATAGAAGAATGTGTAGATAAAGGTTACGAAGAAAGAGAAATTCCTGCACCAGTAAAAGATAAAAAAGCTTTAATTGCTATTTCCAAAGCCCAGCAGGGAGACATACCTGATTTCTATAAACAAGTAGCATCTAGAGTACCTGGTGTTAGTCCTTTAATGTTAGCTAATGCTCAGCTTAAATTATGGGGTGAAAAGCCTTTAGGTGAACCAGAGGAATATGATCCAGCTGTGTTTGAATTATTATTTGATAAACCTTCTAAATCACGTAAGGTTAGAGCACTAGTAGAGCATGTACGTTTAGAAAACAAACTAGAATATAACCTTAAAACTTCACCCTTTAACAAAACAGAAGTCCTATACACAGGTGATTAGCTACGGCTACATGTTGATGCTAGGCAAGTAATACAATTACCAAGGTAATACAATGGCTTTAGATACTGAAGAATTCAGTAATGAAGAGATACTAAAGAATGCCGATCTCATACGTCAATCTATAGAGGAAGATAAAGAAAGAGAAAAAACAAATCAACAACAAACAGAACAAAAACGTCAACAAGATCAACAAGAATTAGCAGAAGTTGAAGACTCCAGAAACCAAGAGGACTGGGGTCCATGGCAAGTAGGAGCTGAACTAAGCTCTGCTGTTAAAGGTGGCGTTCAAGATACAGCTTCAACACTCATCACTGCACCAGAGAGAGTTATCGACTTCTTTACTGGTGAGATGGGTAGAGAAAGTAAAACAGAGGAAGGTTATAAACCTGAATCAGATGATTGGTTTGTTGATGATGAAAACCCTATCGAAACAAAGACTTGGTGGGGAGGATTAATCAGAGGTTTAACACACTATGGAACCTTAGCTGCAGTACCAATCCCTGGAACAAAAGTAGTCGCAGGTAAGTTGGCTACAACAAAACTTGGTAAAGCTGCTATAGATGTTGGAGCTAAGTATGGTCCTAAAACATTAGCCAAGTTTGGTACAAAGAAACTTACTTTAGGAAATGTTGCCACAGGCTCAGCCAGAGGTTTAAAAGTTGATGCTTTATCTATATATTCACAAGATGCAAATGCCTTACAAATAATCAATGATCACCTAAAAGAAAAAGGTAATGGTTGGTTAGATACACCTCTTACAACTAAAGATACTGATCATCCTTTGATGAAAACAGTTAAGAATCTAATTGAAGGAGGACTTGTGATTGGTCCAATCTCTGATCTTGTTCTATTCTCAGCGGGAGCTGGTTTGAAATCAAGCAGAAATGTTATTGGTAAAAAGATCAAGGATCGTAATGCCAGTATAAAATCTCAGAAAAAAGAATTAGTTAAAGAACAATTAAAAGATCCAGGTTTTAGAGCACCTAAGAATGAACCAATTGCTGATCCATGGCAAGGTGCTGTTCAATCAGTTGAACCTGCAATTGAAGTTGATAAGACATTACGCCGAACACGTAAAGAATGGGGAGCTGAAGAAGGATCAACGGGTCAATTAGTTAGACGATTAAATATTGAACGTGCAGCTCAATCAGCAGAAGAGTCAGAGAAAGTTATTGAAGGTATTTTAAAAGATCTTTATAGCACTAATAAACTAAGAGAATTAACAGCATCACTTAAAGAACAAGGTACAACAGTCAAACAAGCCCATAAAGAAGCTATTGAAATGTACCAACGTATAGGTGCAGGAAGAGAAGCTGTTGATCAAACACCAGAAGAATGGTTAGCTCCAATACTTAAAAGCAGAAAACAAGTATCTGAAAGTTTAGGAGGCTTTGTTCGGGTAGATCCAAAATATATCCATGCATTAGATTTATTTCAAGGTGCTCTTGTTAAAGACTTAAGAGATACAGGTATATTGGGTCGAGAGATAGCTGATTTTGCTGACTTACATGATGTTGATGGACCAGCTGCAGCCCTTGCTGATAAGCTTGTTTTAGTCTTAACAGAAGCTAAAAAGGTTAGATATGCTTGGGGTTTAGAGGGAAGACTCTTAAAAGGTCCAGTCACTCCAAAAATGGTTAAAGACGTAAAAGCAAAGTTAGATGCAGATTTAATTCAAACAAGGGAAGCAGTTGTAGCAGCACTAAATGTAGCTAAGATTTCTGATAATGACGATCTAACAAAAGCTATATTTGAAGCTATATCAATGTCTAATGATATTAGAAATATTGAAGACTTTGATGCATTCATTCGTACCAAGTTAAGAGGTGGTGAACTGAATGGAAAAGATACAACTGGACAACTTGTTAAGCAACTACAAGCAGTGATGGTCAATAGTGTTCTAAGCGGTCCTAAGACCCCTGTAAGAGCAATTATGGGTACATCTACTGCAACGTTCTTAAGACCTATGTCTATGGCTTTAGGGGCTGCACTCAAAGGTGATGGACAGACCTATAGAGCTGCTTTGGCATCAACTAACGCAATGATGCAAGCAATACCTGAAGCATGGAAATTATTTAGAACTAACCTTAACTCTTATTGGTCTGGAGATATAGCAACTATTAAAACTAGATTCTCTAAATACTCTAAGTTTGATGAAGATTGGAAGTTATTCCAAAGATGGACAGAGGTAAGAGGAGATGATGTTGATAAGGCAGTCTTCAATACGGCTAACTTAGCTCGATCTTTAAACGACAGTAACTTCCTTACTTATTCTACTAAGATAATGGCTGCTACTGATGATGCTTTTGGTTACATCATTGGTCGTGCAAGAGCAAAAGAGAAAGCCATGCGTGAAGCCATGGAGAATTTGAACGATGGTGATTTTACTAACATTACTCCTGAACTATTAAAAGATGCAGAGGATAGATTCCTAAAAGGTATCTTTGATAACGAAGGTAATCTAACGGATGAAGCTGCTAAGTTTGCTAAAAAAGAAGCAACCTTAACTCAAGACTTAAGTAGATTTACTAAGGGTTTAAACGATGCATTTAATGCAGCTCCTTGGGCTAAACCATTCTTTCTATTTGCTAGAACTGGAGTCAATGGTCTTGCTTTAACAGCTAAACATACACCATTAATGAATCGCTTGGTTAAAGAAAGTAGAGATATACTTAATGCTGTACCTAATAAATTAGAGGGTCTACAAAAGTATGGTATTGAATCAGCAGAAGATCTAGCTAATGCACAAGCATTAATACAAGGAAGAGTAGCTATTGGTGGTTCTTTAATATCAATGGCAAGTATGCTCTACCTGACTGGAGGTTTGCATGGTAATGGTCCATCAGATAGAAGTAAACGTAATTCATGGACTGATTCTGGTTGGAGACCTAGACAGATAAGAATAGGAGGCGTATGGGTCAGTTATGATGCATTTGAACCATTCAACCAAATCTTAGCAACCATAGGAGATATTGGAGATCATATGGAGTTGATGGGAGAAGAATGGACAGAAGATCAGTTTATGAAATTAACTGTAGTTGTTGCTCAAGGCGTTTCAAGTAAATCTTATTTAGCAGGTCTACAACAGTTTGCTGATTTCCTTGGAGGTGAATCTGGTCAACAAAACAGAATTTTAGCGAGTTTAATGAACAATGCAATACCTTTATCATCTCTTAGAAATGAATTAAGTAAAGTATTCACTCCATATATGCGTGAATTAAACTCTGGTGTCTATGACTCAATTAGAAATAGAAATCTAATTTTTGAAAACATAGCAGGATCTAAAGCATTACCTATTAAATATGATTTAACTAATGGTAAGCCTATTAAAGATCATGACTTTATGACTAGAATGTTTAATGCTTTTAGTCCAATTCAATTCAATTTAGATTATTCCCCAGGGAAACAACTACTCTTTGAGAGTGGTTATGACTTAAGAACTTCAGTCAATTCCGCACCTTCTACACCTTCTATTAGTTTAGCTAGACATCCTCGTGTTCGATCTATGTTCCAAAAGGCTATAGGTGAACAAAACATTGAAGCTAAGCTTAACCGACTAGCTAAAGATAAAAGGATACAAGCTAGTATAGCTCAGATGAATGCCGACAGGCGGAATGGTAAAAGGTATTTAGAACCTAAAGATAACTATTATCATGTAGGCGTAATTGCTAAGTTATTTTCAACAGCTAAGAAAGCAGCTTGGGGAAGTATCAGTCAAGAGGCAGAAGTTAAGAAGCTCGTATCCGAAGAAAGATCTAAAGCTGCAGAAGCTGCAAGAAATCTGAATAAATCTATTGACCAAGTATTAATTCCAACTAGATAATCATGGCAACAGAAAAGCTGTATAGCGGGAATGGATCAGATAAAACATTTGAGATAACATTTCCTTATTTAAAACATATAGATATAAAAGTCTTTTTAAAAACATTAAAAAGCGGAGCTACTCAACCTTATGCTGCTACTGATTATCATTATGTAGCTAAATCAGATCCAACTGACTACACAATTAGCGGTAATATAGTTACATTCACTAATGCACCTGCTGATGG